CATCAGCGCCGGTGCGGAGGTAGAGCTCCTCCGGCGACAGGAACGCCTTCTGCTGGTGCCACGCCTTCTCGTGCCAGGGGGCGGGGCTCCACTCGCCGCGGCACTCCATCGCACTCATCACGTCCACTACCAGCTCGCCCTCGGGCTCGCTGTAGGGCTCCTGGAGCTGCACCATTTCCCCCGTCTCGGGGTCGAGCACGCCGACCGGGTTCCCCTGCTCGTCCATCGGCACGTCGTCCCGCTCGGTCACCACCGGCTGGCCGTCCGGTCCCACCAGGAAGCCCGTCTCGCTCTGGGCGTCCAGCATCATCACCTCGGCGGTGCCCACCCAGGGGAACGCCTCCCCGCGCCGCGGGTCCACCCTGGTCTGCGTGTAGGCCCGGCCCCCCACGATGATCCAGGCCATGAGCCGGTCCATCACGTCCGGCATCCCGAGCTGGCGCCAGAGGGTCTTGAACACGGTGTCAAACGTCTCGGCGGCGATGGCGTCGATGGCGTCCGGCCCCGGCACCATCGTGAGCACTGGCGGGTTTTCAGTCATCCGGGCGTGCGTCAGGATGAACCACGGCAAAATGCGGTTCACCACCGGGCGCTGGCGCCACTTCTTCTCGTCCTCGGAGAGGTACTGCGACACGTCGATGTAGCGGTTGAACATCGGGGAGTAGACCGCCCACTGCTGCCCGGCGAGCATCCGGACGTTACCCTCGATTTCCCGGTCCCTCGCCCGGAGGGCGTCGTCCTGGCTCGTCCACAACATGCGCGCAAACGCGACCCGCTGACCGTCCAGGGGGTCGGGGGTCAGCGGGTCGGGCCTGATAGCCGGGCAGTCCTTCACTGGCGGATGCCAACCAGCACGCGCTGCGCTCTCGCAAAGCGCGGCGACCGATCATGCATTGGAGCTCCGTGGCGCAGTTGGGCGTCGAGAAACCGACCACCTCACGCCACCAAGCTACGGATTGTCCACAATTGGGTCAACATTCACACGGTGGGCGGTTCCATCTCGGCTTGCAGGATGCGCTCGGCTTCCGCCTCGAGGTCCCGCATGTTGACGGGCCGGCCTTCCTGCCGGGCGATGGTCGCCAGGCCCTCGGCCAGGTCCCGCTTGCTCTGCGGACTCACACTCCGCGCCTCCGCCTCCCGGCGGACGACCGGCTTGGCGCTCACGCTCGGGAGCCCGGTCGCCTGGATGTTGTCGGCGTGCCGCCGGCCCAGCAGGTAGCCCCCAGCGACACCCATCCCGCCGCCGGCCAGGAACGCCGCCGCGGTCATGGTCACCAGGACCCACTCAGGTACGGGTAGCAGCGTCATGCTTCGCCCGCCGGCGAGCGACCACCCAATTCTGGTAGCGGAGCACCAGGTCCCCCGCCCAGATCGACAGCCGGCGGAGCGGGCGCTGGTTCTGGAGGAAGGTCGCCTGGTGGTCGAGCATGAACAGGAGCTCGCCCCTGGTCACCAGCTTGTGGCTGTGCTCCGGCTTCCGCCATTCCGCGAACGTCACCGGCGCCGCCGGCTTGGGCGGACGGTGCTTCATCTTCATCCGTCCCCCCGCAGCGCGATGGCCGCGTTCGACACCATCATCGACTCGCGCACCTTGCGGATCGCCACCTGTTGGTCGGCACAGGTGGGCACCACCTCGAGCAGCACCAGGGCATACGCCAGGGCGGCGTTCCGCACCCGGTTCACCGCGTCCTGCTGCTCGAGGTCCAGCGCGTGGTAGGCGAGGATGTGTTCGACGTTGCCGAGGTGTACCATCGGAGCTCCCGGTAGAAGTTGAATCTCCACGATCCGCTTAGGCGTCATCGGGCACGGCCTCTTTCCGCCCCGTCGCCGTTTCCCAGGCGTCGATCACCTGGGCGGTCAGCATCGCCACCCGCGTCTCCGGCTCCAGGTGCGGCTGCGGCAGGTCCAGCACCCAGATCCCCCCGAGCGTCACCAGGGCCAGCCCACAGCCGTCCGGCGTGTAGCCCACCACCGCATAGGGATGCGGGTCCACCGCCTTGAGCACCGCCAGCGCGATGGTCTCGAGCTCGTTCAGGTACGCCCGCGGGTCGAACTCCGCGCTCCCTATCGCCTCGGTCCACGACGGGGGCTCCGCCGGCGACCACTGCAACGGGAACAGCCGCGCACTGACCCGCCGCCACCCCAGCCGCTCGCTCACCAGCCAATCGCCCCCCTCCAACACCACCCACCGCTGGCTCGCCTCCTCGTACAACTCCCACCCCCCGCCCCGCCACCAGGACACCTTCCGCAGGTAGCGCATCGGCGCCGGCGGTATCCCCACCGGGTCCACCCACTGGTAGGCCAGTACCTTCGCGTCCTGCGCGTACTCGTTGGTCGCCACCATCGTTTCCCGCTCCAGGGTCGGGTAGAGCTGCGTGATCCCCACGGTCATCGCTGGTCCTCCAGGCGCTCGAGCTCCTTCTCCGCCACCGCCACCCGCTTCGCGGCGTCCTCGAACTCCCGCACCGCCGCCAGCTTCCGCGCACTCGCGTCCCGCATGGCCCGCTGGAGGATCGCCACCTTCGCCCGCGTCCCCGCCAGCTCTTTCTCGGTCGCTCGCGCCACTGTCACACCCCCGTGGTAGGCATCCGGCCTCGGTGGAACCGACACACGCCGGTGAACCCGGCGGGCTCGTCACAGCCCTCCCGCGAACACGCCACCCCCTCCGCCTGGTGGTACGCCCGCATGAGCCGCCGGAAATGGAACTTCTGCCGCCGCCGCGCCCGGTCGGAGTTGGGGTTGTGTGCCAACCGCGCCAGGCGCTCCGCCTCCGGCAGGAGAATCCGCCGCAACCCCGCGTGCGCCAGGTAGGACGTGGCCGCGCTGGGCGTCATGCCCACCTGCCGGCAGGCATCAATCGTCGGCATCCCCTCGAGCGTCAACCGGACCAAGTGCGCCTTCCGGTGCTCGAACGCCAGGTGCCGCTCCTCGTGCTCCCCCGGCGACCACATCAGAACCCCGCCCCCAGCGCCAGGTCCTTCCCCGGCTTCGGCTTCTCCTGCCCCGGCACCGGCGGGAGCCCCCGCGCCAGCCGGTCAGACTCATACGCCAGCACCGCCGGGTCCCACGCACTTGGAATGTCCTCCGCGAACTGCGTCACCGCCACCGTAGGCCGGCTCGCCAGCCCGTACCGCAGGCAGTCGTAGGGGTCGTCGCCACCCTCCCCACTCTCCGGGTCGGCGTCCGTCTTGAGCGCGTCCTCGGGGTCGTCCGGGTCCAGCATCATTTCACTCAGGCTGTCGAACGTCCGCAGGTTGTTCAACGTCCGGAACATCCGGAACCGCGGCACCCGCTCCGGCCCGCCCTCCTCGAGCGGCGTCCACGCCATCCACTCCCGCATGTTCCGCAATCCCGTCACCCGCGCCAGGTTCGCCTTCGACAACGCCAGCCCCGCGTCCGCGAACCGCTCTGCCGTCGTCGGCTGGCTCTCCTTCATCACCTCGCCCTGCCCCCGCGCCTTCACGTCGTGCCAGCAGTCGTGCCCCGCCAGGATCACCTCGAGCCGCTTCTTCGGCAGCTTCATCCGCTCCAGGTGACTCTCGATCTTCTCGATCATCTCCACGTCCCGGTCCCGCCGCCCCCGGATCGTCTCCACCAGGTAGACCTCGCCGTCCTCGTTCGTCGCGTACACCATGAACACCCACGGATGGCTGAACCCCCAATCGAACGACGCGAACCAGCGCCAGTAGTCCGGCACCCGGAACGGGGTCACCATGTGGTGCTTGTCGCTCAACTCCGAGAGCGCCATCCCCGTCATGTTGTCCCACGACCCGTTCACGAACCGCTCATACGCCGACTTCGGCATGTTCTTCCAGCTCTCCCGCACCTCCTCCGGCACATAGGGGTTGTCCGTCGCCTTCGCCTGGAGGAAGAACCACGGCGGACGCAACACCCCCGCATGATGCGGGTCCCGGAACAGCCGCTTGATGAACCCCGGACTCGGGTTGCACGTCGCCAACACATACGGCGGCGGCTGTACCGCCACGTCGGGAATGATCCAGCTCCCCGCCCGCTCCACCGCCTTCCAGAAGCTCCGCTCCTTCAGCTCCGGCGCCTCCTCCAACAGGAACCCGTTCACCTCGAGCCCCTTCCACCGCTCGAGCTCCGGGTCGTCCTTGATCGACTCCGGGAACAGGATCAACTGGCTCCCGTTGGTGCAGGTGTACGTCCACTCCGCCTGGTACAACGGCTTGCAGAACGACACCGGGCGCATCTTCTCGAACGTCGGAATAATGTTCCGCCGCAGGGTGGGCAAATCCTTCCTGACGATCGCCCACCGCGACCGGACGCCGATCGTGGTCGTGAACGGGCGGATCTCCGAGCGGAGCTTCCGCCGCTACCGCTACGTGAGCGGGCTCGTGACGCGCCCGCTCAGCCGCTGCTGCGCG